ACAACGCGCCCGACCATGATTCCCTGCACGACGGCGGCATCCTTTGGAATGATGAGACCACTCTTTTGCTCTAAGCCTTTACGAGCTTCTTCACTTAGGCGTTTAACGATCAGTCGTTCGCCAAACGGTTCAATTTTCATTTTTTCTCCTCGGCAGCTTTATCGTCCTGCTCAGCGCGGTATTCATCAATGATGATGTCCACGAGCTGGCGCACCTCGTCGATTGCTTCCAGCTCGCCCGCCAGGTGCGTTGCGGCGTCGTGCTGGTTTCCTGTTTTGAGAGCGACCCGCATTCCATTCATCCGTTTGTTCCCCATCTCAAGGACCGCTTCCCAAAATCGTGCGCCGCGCGGGTCACTCGCCCAGGCCCGGAGTTCCGCTGGATCAAAGAGATCGTCAGGCTGCGCCATTGGCCGTCGGCGTTATAGCCGCCTCTACTGGGGTATCGGCTTCTGGAGCCATCTCTTCGTTCGGCGCTGGCGCTGGCGGCGCGCCCGCGGGCGGCGGCCCGCCCGGCGCCGGGATTGGACCGCCGCCTCCAGGCGGAGGTGGCAAGGCGTGCGGCATGGCGCTGGCGCCGAGTCCCTGTCTTGCCTCCATCAACTTGTAGGCTTGCGCCTTATGGTCTTGAATGTGTTTATCGAGCAACTCTTTCGACTCCTTCGAGAAATGGTCGTAGTAAGGAGTCTTCTTGATTCGCTCATGGATTTCCAAATGGTGGATCGGGTCGTCCGTATCGTGAACTTCGGCGGTGTCGCCTTGCATAATCGCCGCATTTTCGATGACAGGGTCTTGAGATTTTTCAGGCATCTCTGGCAAAAGGCGATTGATGTCTTTACGATCAAAGGTTTCAAGCCACACTCTCGTGGCCTCGTAGATAGTATCCGGCTGCTTAATTTGCTTCGTCGCCGGATCGATGACGAGCGGGTTGCCAAGGAGGCCCGAGTAAATTTCGGCAGCTTCCTGCCGGCGCGAGAGTTTGGAAGCATAGGACGGATCGCCGACCGGAATGATGTGCATCTTACCGTCAAAGTCCGACCGCCTCGCTGTTGGGAAGGCAAGATGGTCAGGGTCTTCTAAGATGACGAACTGTTTTTCTTCCGGAAGATGAATCTGGTTGAGGAAAGCCAGCGTTCCGAATTCTTTTTTAAGCGAGCGGTACAACCGCTTAATCATCGTGTTATAGAGAACAAGTCCTTGCTCGATGATGGCGAGCGTACCGGAAGCAGTCGGCGTTTTCGTGCCGCGGGATTCCCGCCCGAGGAGATAATCGCCAGTGGACGTGAATTGTTGCGTGTACTGTTCGATGAGCCCGAGCACTTGAAAAAGGACCTGATCCACTCTTTGAATTTGCGGAAAATAGACTTGGCTTGCGTCTTCGACTTCTTCCATTCGCCCTGGCCAGAGTTTAAGTTCGCGTCGTTTGATGCCAGCGCGTCGTCCAAAAAAACCAAATGGTTGATTGGATAAACGACCAGCATCAAAAATCTGGTTGAATGCGGTGTTCGCCATCTCATTGAGCTGCTCCAAAAAGTGACCAAACCCAAAACTGTAAAAGCCCTCTGTATTCGGGAAGAAGTGATAGTCAACGTAAGGATTAAAAACCGCTTCTTTACCCGCGACTTTGACAACGCGGGAGGTCATTCTTAACAAAGTCTGCGAAGCAAAGTCCACGGTACAGATATACGGCGCCATGGTCTTGTCGGATTTGCCTTTATAGTAACGGCATTGCTGTAGCACGAGGTTCGGGTACTCGTTTGTGTCAAACTGCTCGCCTTCGTTCTCATCTTTGATTGTTTCGAGCGGCGACTCGTATTCAAGTGATCCGTCTCCCGCTTTTACTCTGTCGAAATCGACGTATCGGTTCTCGTCCTGTTCGGCTCGCATCGAGAGCTCGTCATAATGCGGCCAAAGCCGGTGTGTCAGGCGCCGGAACGTGGCGATGTTGCGCGTTCGGTAAGGCAAAATAATGTCCATCCCACTGACATAAGTGGCTGTTGGTCGCTGGTTCTGGAAATCCCAGCCCAGGTATTTCCAGCCCATGCCATTGATCGGCACGCCGAGGAGAAGCTTATCCATCTCATCCTCGTAATCCTCCATTTCGTAGAGGAGCTGCCAGTTCATGACTTCTTCAACAGACTGGGCCCGGCGCGCATCGGCGCGACCGACTGGGATCGTTTTCAAAAATGATGCTGGGGTGAACATTGCCTGGTAACTCCGGGCGTGAAACTGGTTGCACGCAATGGCCAGCATCGGCAGACAGACGTTCGACGCGTTCGGAAACGGTGTATTTTTCGGATCGCGTTTGGTCATCCACAGTTTGTAGAACCGGGCGCGGCGCTCTTCCCATGGCGAACGGCCGTCGATGTCTCGCTGGTAGTCCGCGATAACCAACTTCGCAATTTCTTTGCGCTCGTCTTCTTTTAAACTTTTTGCAATGTTTACTTCTGTTTCTTTCGCCATTGTGAGCTCCTAGTAGTGAGTGAAGGGATTAGCGCCGGCCGCCGGCGCTGGCGTCGGTTCGCCATCTTCTTCCCCGATATCCTCATAGTCAGCCCCGGCGAGGAGAATTCTGTGTATGCCTTCGAGAAAGTCGTCATGTTTTTTCCTCGGTGTCTGGAGCTGATCTTTGCGGTCCTCTGACTTCTTGTTCGTGTGGTCGTCCCAGATGTAATGCCTGAGCTCGAAATCGACGCCGACCAAATCGTCGAGCACATAAAGATTCGGAAAAATTTTCAGCTCTTCGTCGTGCTTGAGCTCGTTTTGCATGAGCAGAATTCCCGCCTCGCGGTTCTTGGATCCTGTCCGGCAGGTGAAACCGCAACGGTCGAATTCGTCCCAGATTGATAACCCCTCCCCCACCGGGTTCGGCGTTCCTGAAAGCGGATCGATCAAGCGTTCGATCGAATCGTGCGGGCGCTTCAAGACCGTGTCCTCGTAGACTTTGAGTGCCTCGCAGAACGGTTCGATGCGGTTGAGAGAATCGGAATTCTTCAACTCGCCGCAGACAATTTTCCGGCGGTCTGGACCGATGGCGACGTAGACGGCGTGGTGAGGTTTTCGCGGATGGCAGTCGATGTGCATCCAAAGCGCGTAGTGCCGCGGCACGCCTTGCGGAAACAGTTTGGACCTTTTGATGCGGTGGACATCCCCATAGGTTTTGTAAACGAGGCCAGTCAAATGAAAGTATCGCCCGCGCAGCCGCGCCTCTTTCTCGTCTTCCGTGAGCGAGGAGGAGAACTGATCGATGCCTTTGCGCGAGAGACCGAAATTTAAGTTGTCTTCGATATCGAAATAGATGACTTTGCAGTCTTCGCGTTTGTAGACCTCGTCGTAGAGCCAGGGTTCCTTGAGTGGCGTCATGGTCAACCATGCGGGCGCCATCCTGTCGGTGAGTCCCCGCTGGACCGCAACCCAAATCGAACGCGGCGGCGGTTCATCGAAATGCACCCAGTCGTAATCCGCCGACTCGAACAGATCAACGTCCTGATCGTAGGATTGAAGAAAAATCTCTGATCCGTTAGTAAGACGTATGTAAGTAATGACCCCCTGAGGGTTTCGCTTAACGTCGGCGAGCAAATTTGTAGGAATCGCCCCGGGGACGCCCTTTTCAGGATCGCCAAGTAATTTCGGGAGAATGACCTTCTTAACTTGTTCCTGGAACGACTCGCCGCAGATAAGGCCCTTGTTAGGGACTCGCACATTAACTTTGTGGTCGGCATCAGTAGGATCAATCCAGGGTCTATATCCCAGAGCGTGAGCAACGTCCTCGTTAATTCCAGCGGTCGACTTCCCGCTTCGGTTTCCGCCAGAGGCGATCCTGATTTGGTATTTGAATCTGTGAAAAGCATCTTGTTTTTTGTGCGGTCCTATCGCTGTGCCGTCTGACTTGACGGCGTAGTACCTGATTGACTCATTCTTCTTTCGCCAATCCAATTCCTTCTTGGCGACGGCGATTTTCTTGCGAATCTCTGCTTGCTTACGAAGCACCTCCAGCTTTTTGTTAATCTCCTCACGCCGTTCAGGGGAGATGTTGTACTTGCCTCGCTTGCCGCCTGGATTGCCGGCGCGAGGTTCACGAGTCATGCGCTCTTGAGCCGCTGCGATGTCATCGACCGCAGCGGCTTCGGCGCGACTTAGCAACGGGGCTTTTTCGGTTTCATTTATCTGCTCCTTTTTGGTTTCCATCCGGTCTTTCTGAGCGTCCCAAAAACGTAAGCCGCTGCTCGTTTTCCTTTGAGACCTTTCTTCTGAGCCTCTTTTTTTAGCTTGCGTTCAAGTGCCGCGGGCATTTAGGCGTTCCTCGGTATGTCGATCCCGGCGGGCGTCAGAATCCGGCGACCCAGGCCTTCGCCTTGCGCTTCTTTTTCGACGTGACGAAAGAACTGATCGACCATTTGAGACGCTTTGTGAAGCATTCCATAGGCCATGAACTCGCCGTCTCGAATGAAGAGCGGCACCTCGACTAAGAGAATTCCCTTGTCGATCCTGGCCGTCGCCCGCGATTTCTCTTCGGGAGCTGCTTCTATCTTGGTCTGACCGTTCCCGTCTGTCACCGTAGGCTCAATCCCTTCATTGGCATTTTTTGTTTGGCCGACATGACTTTCATCGACTTGGCTTTACGAGCGGACGTTTTGTTCATTTTTTTCGGCGTTGACTTCCTTGGCTGTGCTTTCACTGGGGCTCCTCCATTCACGCTTGACGTAGTACCTTCTAAAAACCGAATCGGGCACAGGATAGGTCCATCCGTCGTCGGCTCGCACGAGCCAGTCGCCCACTTTGCCATGGAGCGCGCCTTCGAGCGAAGCGCAATCGAAATCCTGGTTCATTCGCATGGCCCAGACGGCCAGCGGTTTGATGCGGTATGGCTGCCAGGTAAAATCCGCGTGATCGATATGTTCTTCCCTCATAGCGGTTTCTTTCGTCTGTCGTGGGCGCCGCACCGCCTGTCGCAATCTTCAAGCTGTACTGGAACGTGCGATTTAAGAAACGCTTCTTCTGCGCAAGGGAAACGCACCCGCGGCGCGATCTCGACGATATAGTCGCCCTTTTTCCCAGGCAAAAACCCGAGAGTCGTTTCGACCAAGAAATCGCTCCGCATCTTCGCGGCCTTGACCGTCCTGTCTCTGTGGGCGTATTCCTCAAAGCCGGGATCTTCACCCAGCTTGACGATCATTTCTAGGTGTCCTTTCATATCCTCTCGTGAAATCTGCGTGCGTGATCGTGCGCCTCGACATACCATTGGTTTCAACCAGTAACCAGTTGCCGGACGAAAGACGACGGGCTTTGAAAAGTCGCCGACCGCCGATCTCGTTGACATGGAATTCAATCGCTCCTTCTGCGTCTGGCATGAACCAAATGCTCCTGAATTAAGCCTTCCAGCAAGACGGCCGCCTTTGCCATTTGAATGATGCACTCTCTGAGCTGTTCACTGAGCAGTCCGTTTCGTTGCACGAGTTCGAGGATTCGCAGCAGTGTTTCGTGGCTCCATTGGAGCTCGCTGATCGATTTGCTGAGCGAGTTCTCTCTTGATCCACCTGGCTGTGGCATACGGCACTACCCACCACTTCCCGTTCCATGAAACGGCTGGCACTGATAAATCCACGGCTTGCACGCGCACGTTGGGCTCGTGGATATGGCAACGTCCGCTCTGACCCACGAGGCCAGCGCAACGAGGCCAGCATTTACGTACCGGAGCATTTTTGATCATGAGGTGCGGTCAAATGGCCCCCAGCAGGCGCAGCACCACAAGTAAAAGCAAGATTCCAATAAACCCGCCCGGGTAAGGTCCCCACGCGTGAGAGTAAGGCCACAGCGGAAGACCAAAAATAAATCCGATGAGTAGTAACACGAGCAACAGTTTGACGATATCGATCTCACCTTTTTCGCCGAGCAGTTTCATAAAGCCTCCTTGATTGTTTTGCGACAATCGCATTCGGGCAACATACATCCTTCGTAACAGTGCCAGCGCACGTCGTGCTGGCATTCGGGACATTTGGCGCGGCGGTCGTGACCTTCATAGACCTCAACCTCCGGGCCCACTTAAAACCTCCTGCGATAGTTGTGCGAGCGCTTTCTGTTTATGCTTTACGAGCAAGTCGCAGACCAAAGCACCCTGCCCTGTAAAATCTTTGGCGACTCCGATGCAGTCGTCGTAAGCCTCTGCGACCGCTTGAAGAACTTCATTCATGGATGATGTCCTTGCGGGCCATGGAGTTTCTCAGTAGTGAGCGTGCGAAAGTCTGGATACCCAAAATCCCGCGGCTGTGAGACGGCGGTCTTCACTGCGCACACCTCACAGGTGTCGTAGTGCCAGGTGGCTGACTCGCCTGCCAGATGTCCGCCAGCCGCCAACGCGCACCGCTCGCACACCCAACGCGGATACGACGCTTGCTCGCCAGGAATTTGATGTTGGCCGCTCACTTGGGCCCTCCAGACAAATGAAACCAAGTCAAAATAACAAACGCCGCGATCATAATCTTAATCGCCACGTTGAGCCACATCGAAAGATCTGGATCCGGTAGGCCCATCACTTGCGAGCCTCCAACTTATCGATCCGGCGATTGGTCTCTTTAAGCATCTCGTAAAGATCCGCGGCCGTAACGCTTTTCGCCTTCTGTTGACTAATGGCATCTGCCAGGCGCTGATAGGACTTAATCGAAGTGTCTGGCTGTTCTTTGCAAACGAGCATGTCGCCGGCTGGCGTGCAGGAGAGAACGATCGCCAGAACGGCGCCCGGTAACCGCGGACGAATCGGGCCGCTACTCACCAGGCCGCTCCTTCGCCTTACGTTTGGCCACCCGCCGGTCGTTGATCAAAAACCCAACAACACCACAAACGATCAGGAGGTAGAAAGCGATGAACGCGACCTCGCCGCTCATTGAGCCGTTACCTCGGCCTGGTCTACCAACGCTTCGTCGATGCAGCGCTGGAGATAATCCTCGAAAGCCTCGATCACGACATCGGCCGGATAATTGACCTTCGAGAGTAAATCGCCCGTGACCGCGCAATAGACCTTCGGCACCTGGTGCATCACGAAATAGAAGTCCGCGAGCTCCTTGCGAACCTGATTCAAATCGAGCTTCCCGCGTTTAAAAATGATCGGCGCCCAAAAATCCCAAGCCTCGTCAATGTAAGGGTCGCCCGTTTTTTGTATCCCGCCCGCCGTAGACCCGATCATCGAGCCTCTCCCGACTTTGGTGGACCATCGCGCCGTTCATCGTTCCGATTTTCAAAACAGCCGCAGACCCACAACAACCAAATCGTCCAAGAGCTCATGAAGATCGAGAATTCGATTTCAGCCACGCGACACCTCCGCAATCACCCGCGACACCAATCGCTCAAAAGAAAGCAATGACGGCCTAACAGGTAGCACTGGAAACGCTTTTAGACTGGGGCGAGTGCTAACTTTGAAGCCTTTTTGGGCGGCGGGGCGCACAGAAATAGGCTCTGACTCGGGAACAGGCTTATTAAATTCGTTTGTTTGAGTGCTAACTTTCAAGATTTAGCTCTCTTCGGGATAAAGACGGTCGGGTATTCATCAATGAACATCGGCCCACCATTGCGGAGTAGCGAGCGTACGATATGCCTTTTGAGGGCGGGGGCGGAGAAGAAACTGAAGGGGGTCTCTTTGGGCGGGTCTGCTCTCAATAGCACCCGATCGATTCGCGAGGGGGGATGGGGAGGGGGGTCCCCCCCGGGGGTCAGCCAGGGCCTTCCGGCCCTTGAGATCATTCGTTGGTGTCCCAAACGGTGTCCTAATCCGCACCGTTGTCC